GACTTTAAACCCTTACTAACCTCAATCTGTTCTGTCCAGTCATACTGGCCTCCTCGCGAAGGAAGGTGGGAACGCTTAACTTGGTTTATATAGTCTACAACAATAACACTAGCACCGATTTTAGAGACTTTCTTATCCAACTCTGCACGTATCTTGGCGATAGTGAGGCTAGGATCGTAAACTACGTCTAACTGTTGAGTCGGGAGAAGCTCATGGTCAGTAGTAAGTTTACGGTGAAACTCGTTATAATCTTGCTTTTCGTTTCTCTTGTATTCTAGTAATCGTTCATGTCCGTTGACAAAACGACTTGCTTGCCAAGCAGCTATTTTTTCCCACTCAATGTTCGTAAGGTTTCCATTGCGAATCCTTGAGAAGTTGACTCCAGTAGCAATCGAACAGCATCGTTGCAATATTGATCGACTATCCATTTCAATAGTGAAATAAATAGCTGAACGTCCAGATTGAAATACATTGTTTGCAACATTAGCACAAGTAATAGACTTACCTGAGCCGCGCTTACCGCCCACAAGAATCAAATCCTTGGGGCTGAAAGTAATACTTTCGTCATAAGCTGAGTTCAGGCCGAGACCAATATGCTTGGCAAGTTCTTCTTCTGGCTCCATTAAGTGTATGCGCTGCATACTTTCTTGGGGAAGCTCAAGATCGACTTTATCCTCGATGTCTAATACTATTTGATGAAGCTCTTGCACAGATTCATCTGCTGTTGCAAACAACACAGTGTTGTCGATATACTTATCAAGAGATGTAAGAATCTCTTTCTGAGCATACTCATTTTTCAGGTACTCAAGCAGAGTAGCAGGGTCTACATCTACTTCAACAGACTCAATGGCGAACACTTTGTCTTTGGTAGGTGCGTGTCTAGTACTTAGCTTGAGATCATCAAAAGAAGGGAACTGATGGTGAAGTTCACAATGTTTATCAATTGCTTCATACAACAGATGATATTCTGCAGAAAGATACTCTTTACGCAGATAGCTCCACGTCTCAAAGTCCTCCACAACAATACACTGCTTAATTAAAGCACTAGATATATTCAACAGTTCCCCCGAACATTAAAAAGGCTGACCCCAAGCGGAGTCAGCCGCCTACAACATAGAAAGTTACTATGCCTTTGCAGACCTAGCTGCACCGTCGTAATCCGAGGCCGCTAAGCCACGGCGAGTCAACATAGTCTTGACTCCACGAGCGGTTTTGCCGATATTCTCAGCAATAGCTTCTACAGTCATAGAAGCAACATCTACGCCAGCAAGAGGGTCAGCGTTAGCTGGACCTTTTGTTGTCTCTTGGCGAGGAATAGCATTGATTTCACCGGAGCGAAGCAAGCTAAGAGCCTTACCACGAATGCTGTTGACAGAACGTCCGAGGGACTCTGCAATAGCTTCAACAAAAGCACCATCATTCACCATAGAGACGAATGAAGCCTCCTCTTCAGGTGTGTAGGTACGTACAGCCTCAGCCTTAGGGGCAGGGGCTACGTGCCCAGTCAGCTCCATAGACAAAATCTTGCCCTGGATTGACTTGGGTGAAAACTCTCCGCCTTCAAAATGCTCAGAAATTTGAGCATATGTGTACTGACCAGAATTGTCAGTAACAAAAGCACGAAGAGTAGCTTCTTGGTCTTCAGAAAAAGACTTGCCTGCGGCAGCAGAAGCAAGCTCTACTTCGTGACCCATCTTTCGCAATTTGCTAGAGATAGAACGAGCAGAGGTTTCAAGCTGAGCTGCTGCTTCTGCAACAGTAGCTTGGGATACGGGGCTTTCGCCTCCGACAAAATTTGTGAGCGCTTCAGTACGCTCTTCGGTCCACTTAGGAAGTGCCATATTTAATTCTCCAAAAATGATCTAAGATCAGTTACTATAGTAACGCCAGTGTCTCTGGCTTGTCGTGTTTTAGCAGACTCTGTCCCACCTTCATTGATGAGGAAGTCTACCTGTTTTGTAAGACTAGTTTTTACTTCATAACCAGCCGCATTCAAAGCATTAGTAGCATCAGCTTTGCTTTTGAAACTCTTCAATCTACCACTAATACATACTGTACTTTTACTCGCGGGCATTGCATTTTCTGAGAACTCCCAGTAATGAGGCATTACTTCTAAGAAGTAAGGCAACTCCTGTTCGCACCAGTCGAGTAAATTACTAGTAGCCTTCGGGCCCAATCCTGCACGTTCACAAG